ATTAAACATTAAAACTATGGCATATAGAAAGCCTGAAGATGTAATGCTTTATTTTAGAGGCGTTGCAGATGAAGATCACGATGATGGTAATACTGGAGCTGCTACGCAGTTATCTAGTTTATTAATTCCAGCTAAAAGATTAAGATATATGAATCCTACTAGTGATACTGAGTTAACTCTATTTTTTGATAGTGTTAAAAACACTGAAGGAGCAGACGATCAAGCTGATGAAATTACTGTATCAGATACTGTTGTGTTAACAGTTAACACTAACGCTCACAAAGAAGCTATGTCTGGTATAGTACAAGCTATTAACGCTAGCAAAACTGGTTTAGTAGTAGTTGCTGATACTGTAACTACAAACGTAGCTGGTTCTACTGTAACTACTACTTTTGTTCACCCAGATATTACAGGTATGGGTGGATATACTAGTGATACAAACTTTACTGGTATTGCAGTTGCTGCAGTTCACGCTGGATCATAATCAATTAATTAATCTTTAAAAATTTATCAAAATGAGAAAATACTTTTATTTCAGAACAGAAGCTGCTGTTGGAGATGATGATGATAAAGCTAGATCAGCTATGATACCAGTAGAAAGATTTAGAGGTGCAATACCTACTAATTCATCAGGTGGTACTGCTGCTAACGTTATTACATTATTTTTTGAATCTGCAGCAAATATGGCTGGTGCAGGTCAAAATGGTGAAATCATTATTCAAGATACAGTAGTATTAAACGTTACTGCTGGTAAAGCAAAAGACGTATTAGTAGCTTTATCTGAAGCAGCTAACGGACATCCTCACTCTGACGGTGTTATTGTTGTTGCAGATGATGCTACAGATGACGCTAACGCTAAAGCTGTATATCTTCACACAGGAATTACTTCTTGTGGAGCTATTACGCAAGCTGCCGCTCTATCTTAATAGATGCGATTAACTAGTCACGATTTACGTGAATTACAAATCCTAAAGTATTACAGGCTCACTAGAAAGTGGGCTTGTAAGACTTACGGGTTAACAGATGCTGAACTTGAATTACTAATATTTTTAGACTGTCAAGGTCGGTTTACAAGACAAGAGTTTATAGATGGTACTTATACCATGAGTTGGGATAAGAAGCGTTGGGATAAACTAAGAAAACAAGGCTGGATAGAAGTGTGGCGTCATCGAAATCGAACAACGATTAAGTACAGCGTTTTTAAAACTTCATTTAAATGCAGCCAACTTATAAGTAGAATATATCGTATCTTACTCGGAGAAGAAGACATGCCAGTATCAGATCGTAGTGTATTCTATAATAACAAATCATATACAGATAAAGTCTTTAATAAGGCTATTGATGATATGATTAAAGATCCAACAAGATAATGGCGTTTAAGTTAGGCAACGAAAAAAGAAATATAAAAAATTCAAAAACAACACCTATATTTAGAAAAAAGCTAGATAAAGGTATTGTAGCAGAAGCTAACTTAGATGGATCTATATTTATAAATAAAAATGTTAAACCTGGTAGCGCTCTTGAAAAAAGAGCCATACGCCACGAGAAACAACATTTAAAAGATATGTCAGACCCTAAAATAGGTTTGTCATACGGAGATGATTACGTTAGATACAAAGGTAAAACATATCCAAGAAAAGACGGTAAAATAAAGTATAACGGTAAGTTCCACGAAGAAGGTAGCATGGTGTTTCCTTGGGAACAAAGAGCTAAAAAAGCAGAATAACTATGGCATTTAAAATGAAAAATCCTTCAATGGCAAAGATGGTAAAAGAAGCTGGTTCAGCTATGAAAAAGCCTCTTGTTGGAGATCAAAGCAAATTAAACGAAGGTTTAAAAAAAGCAATTAAAGCATCTCCTACTAAATCAAAAGAAGATAGAGTAATCAAGCGTATGAGCAAGCTTCAAGATAAAGCTCAAAAGCTAAACAAAAAAGGTAAAGACAAGAGAGCTCAAAGAAAGATTGACAAGATGAGCAAGCTTGAAGATAAGCTACTACCTGGATTAAAAAGACCAGATCCAACTTTTGAAGGTACTGATGAGTTTAGAAGCAAAAGAGAGATTAGAAAAGCAGAGCGTAAAAATAGAAGAGCAAGAACTCATGAACTTAAACATTCTGCAATGAAACTAAAAGAAGGTGAGTTTACTACATCTGGTATACCAGCAAACTTATTTGACGCTGACGGTAAAAAAATAAGTACTGACAAAATAGATGAAGGTAACTTAAGCGCTGTTAAAGTAGAGAAAGGCACTAACAGAAAATACGTTGTTATACAAGAAAAGTCTGTTATTGGCGATGCTGGCGGTAGACTTTATTTATCAAATCCTAAATAAATATAATGATAGGTAAATTAGCAGGAGGTTTATTTGGTAAAGTACTAGATAATGCTGAAGGTATACTTGATAAAGTTATTACTACAGACAAAGAGCGAGATGAAGCTAAGCTAGCATTAAAATCAATTATGCTAGAAGCAGAGCGCGAAGCTTTTGCAAAAGAAGTTGAAGATCGCAAGTCTGCACGTGATATGTATAAAGACGATGCTATTATTCAAAAAGTATTAGCAACGCTGTTTACAGTAGCTTACTTTGGTATTACATTTGTAATGTTTAATTACTTTGTAACTAAAAGCCTAGAGCTAGGTGAATTTGAAATTAGCTTTATATCAACAATATTTGGTGCTATGAGTGCTAAAGTAAACACAATAATAGACTTCTTCTTCGGTGGAAGTTCAAAGAAAAACGAACAAATAAAAGAAAAATAAAATTATGGCATTATTAGGACAAGATTTTATATCAAGAATTACAGGCTCAGCTTTTGTTGACGCCGCTGCAAATACTGTTGTAGCTCCAGAAGGACAAGCTATAATAGGCATACAATTTTTAGGAGCTTTAAAATTAGACTCTTTAGTAGCAAAAGAACCTACTAGAGATATAAACACAGCTAGCGCAGCACACTCAACTGGTAGATTTACTAGAACTGTAAATGGCGCTGTATCTAGTGCTGCTAAAATTATATTTGACGAAGAAAACTTTGTAAGCAACTCTGACTCTATAAAGCCTGGCGATGAAATATATTCAGCTGCTGGTGTTTTATTAGAAACAGTTTTAGCTTTAAACCCAGATGGTGATAATACAAAAGAAGTATCTACTACAGGCAACTTTAGCGCTGGTGATGGAAATGTACTTTCTTTTAAAAGACCTAGTCAACTAGGAAATAACGGTGTTGGTGGTATGGCTGTAGATAATGGAAATATATTTCCAGCTGGTATCACTATCCATGGAGCTTGGGATTCTTTATCTTTAAATGATAATGATGCTGACGGTGGTGTTATAGTATACTTCGGGCAATATAAGCAAGAATTATAAAATAAACAATTAACTTAAATTTAATTAAATTATGGCAAAAAGAAAGACGCCTAAGGTTAAAGATCTTAGGCCAGATAAAATTAGTGAAGAACAGCTTGGCAAAATGCAAAACGTTGTTAGAGCTATTAATGAAGGTCAACAACAGCTTGGCATACTCGAATCACAAAAACACTCATTGCTACACGATGTAATGCAGCTTCAAGGTGTGATTGGTAAAATTCAGCAAGAATTAAAAGAAGAGTATGGTAATATTGACGTCAATATAAATGACGGTGCTATTAAATACAAAGAAGATGAGCAAGCTGATTCGTAAAATAACTATAGGTAAAGATTATAAAATAGATGCTATGCATTACTCCGTAGGCCAAGAGGTTTATGGAGGGCATACCATCTGCGATATAGTAGAAGAAAAGGATAAGTTTAGCGTTTATATTAGAAAAAATAAAGACGTAATGCCTTGGAAAGATTTTAATAAAAACATGGCTGTATCTGTTGAATATAATTTAGAGTATTAATGAAGTCGCCGTATAATTATATTATACAACCAAAAGGCGAAAGATACAATAACTCTATAAGTGTTGGTGACAAAACATTAATTACTAATACAGATATATTTGATCACAAGCATGTTAATAGAGAAGCTGTAGTTTTGTCTACGCCAAAAGCTTTTGATACAGATATAAAAGAAGGTGACACTGTTATTGTTCATCACAACGTATTTAGAAGATGGAACGATGCTAGAGGCAACGAAAGAAACAGTAAAAGCTTTTTTAAAGAAGACATGTACTTTGTAAGTCAAGATCAAATATTTGCTTATAAACAAATTAGCAAGTGGAGTAGATTTAAACAGTCAATTTGGAAACCTATGCAAGGCTTTTGTTTTGTTAAACCTATAAAATCAACTGATAAGTTTTCTCAAGATATAGAAAAGCCATTAGTTGGTATAGTTAAATACTCTGATGGATCATATAATGTTGGTGATCTTGTAGGATTTACACCTAACTCAGAGTATGAGTTTGTTATTGAAAAAGAAAGGCTGTATAGAGTTTACTCTAAATTTATTACAATTAAATATGAATATCAAGGAGACGAAGAAGAATATAATCCAAGCTGGGCACAAAGCAGTTGAAGAGCTAATTAAAGTAGCTAAAGAAGCTATCGTTGACAGTGATGATGATATATCGGCTGATAGATTAAAAAATGCAGCTGCTACTAAAAAGCTAGCTATATTCGATGCTTTTGAAATACTTAACCGTATACAAGAAGAAGAGAATATATTAGAAGGCAAAGAGCCTGAAGATAAAAAAGAAAGAGTGTTTAAAGGCTTCGCTGAAGGAAGATCTAAGTAATGTACGATCAAACACTATATAAAATTGTTGAACCAGTTAAGAAGACAACTATAAGTCGACTTAACAAAAAACGTAAATGGGAATATGGATATAATAAAGAAAACGATATTGTCGTTATTAGCAAAACTGGAAAAATTGGACAAGTGGTGGAGATTCAAGGTTTGCGAATTGGGTTGCCGAGTGAACCGAAATCAGTGTGTATGTTTGCCAAAAACAAATGGCAAAGGGTAGAATATCCAAAAGAATTAAGTAAATTAAAAAGTATATTTGACTGGAGAAGTTATCCAGAAGAAGCAAAAGAGCAGTGGTACGATTATATAGACGAAGAATTTAAACGTCGCGATGAAGGGTTTTGGTTTTATAATAACGATAAACCTACGTACATAACAGGTAGTCACTATATGTATTTGCAATGGAGTAAAATTGATGTTGGCGCTCCAGATTTTAGAGAAGCTAACAGGTTGTTCTTTATATTTTGGGAAGCGTGCAAAGCCGATAACAGATGTTACGGTATGTGCTACTTAAAAAACAGACGTAGTGGTTTTTCATTTATGAGCTCTGCTGAAACAGTTAACTTAGCTACTATATCGAGTGATGCTAGATATGGAATATTATCTAAAAGTGGTGCTGATGCTAAAAAAATGTTTACCGATAAAGTTGTACCAATATCTGTCAACTATCCGTTTTTCTTTAAACCGATACAAGACGGTATGGACAGACCTAAAAGTGAACTTGCTTATAGGGTTCCTGCAAGTAAGTTTACGCGTAAAAAAATTACTGCAAACGAAAAGCAGGAAGAGCTGGTTGGACTTGACACTACTATTGATTGGAAAAACACAGGTGATAACAGCTACGATGGTGAAAAGCTTAACTTACTAGTACACGATGAAAGTGGTAAGTGGGAAAGACCTGATAATATTTTAAACAACTGGCGAGTAACTAAAACTTGTTTAAGGCTAGGTGCTCGTATTGTTGGCAAGTGTATGATGGGCTCAACGAGTAACTCGTTAGATAAAGGAGGTAATAATTTTAAAAAACTATACAATGACTCAGACGTCAGAAGTAGAAATAAAAATGGACAAACAAAGTCTGGCTTATATTCTTTGTTTATGCCAATGGAATGGAACTTTGAAGGATTTATTGACGAATACGGACAACCTACATTTAATAACCCTAGCGATGATGTATACGGACCACACGGTGAATTAATAGATATTGGCGTAATAGATCATTGGCAAAACGAAGTTGAAGGATTAAAATCAGATCAAGACGCGTTAAACGAGTTTTACAGGCAGTTTCCAAGAACTGAAGAGCATGCGTTTAGAGATGAAACAAAAAATAGTATATTTAACTTAGTTAAAATATACGAGCAAATAGATTATAACGAAGGAGTAACCAGCTCAGCTGTAATTAACATTGGTAATTTTCAGTGGGCTAACGGAGTTAAAGATACCCATGTAATATTCCACCCAAACCCGCAAGGTAGATTTAAAATATCTTGGACACCTCAACCACATTTACAAAATAAAGTAATAATAAAAAATGGAGTTAAATATCCTGGAAACGAACACATGGGCGCTTTTGGCTGCGATAGTTATGATATTAGCGGTACTGTTGATGGTCGAGGATCCAACGGATCTCTTCATGGATTAACTAAGTTTAGTATGGAAGACTCTCCTGCTAACGCATTTTTTTTAGAATATATAGCAAGACCACAAACCGCAGAGATATTTTTTGAAGATGTACTCATGGCGTTAGTATTTTATGGTATGCCAATATTAGCAGAGAATAATAAACCAAGACTACTATATTACTTGAGGCGTAGAGGCTACAGAGGATTTAGTATGAATAGACCTGATAGAACTTGGAATAAACTATCGACTGCTGAAAAAGAAGTTGGTGGTATACCAAACTCTAGCGAAGATATAAAGCAAGCCCACGCTGCTGCTATTGAAATGTATATTAACGATCATGTTGGTCACATAGAAGATGGTAGATATGGGTCAATGTATTTTAACGATACATTAAATGACTGGGCAAAGTTTGATATAAATAGAAGAACAAAGTTTGATGCTTCTATAAGTTCTGGTTTAGCTATAATGGGTTGCAATAGACACTTGTACGCTCCTAATGTTAAAGTAGAAAGACAAAAAGTAAATATAAATATTGCTAGATATAAAAATGATGGTTATTCATCGACAATAATTAAAAATTAAATATGGCTGAATCAGTATATAAAAATTATTTTCCTAGTCAAGCTGTTAGCGACTTAGAAAAAATACTACCTGACTATGGTTTAAAAATAGCAAAAGCTATAGAAAAAGAGTGGTTTGAGTCAAACACTATGGGTAACAATTATTCTAGTAGTAGATATTATAATAATAAAAATACATTTCACAAGCTAAGATTATACGCGAGAGGCGA